GAAGGTGGTGCAGTTCTTATCCTGAATAAGAATGACTTACGTGCATTTGCAGGACTTAAGACTCAAGAAGGAAGAAAAGTGCATACTATTGACTATGTCAACAAGACTATCGATGGTATTCCTTATATCATCAACTCTCATTGTAAAGCAATCGCTGATAGTAATACTGCGGCTGGAGAATACGGTATCGCATATGGTGCACTTAAAAACTATGAAGTACCTGTGTTCTCAGCAGTTGAAATTGGTAAATCTACAGATTACAAATTCAAAGATGGAATCATAAGCTACAAAGCATCAGTATTCACTGGTGGTAACGTAGTGGGTTATAACGGATTCCTACGTATTAAAAAGAAAGCTGCAGCTTAATAGCTGAAGCAAATTAAAAGTTTAAGAAAGGATTGATCTCATGGCGATACTAGACATTGTAAAAAAGGCACTACTCATACCTTTATCAGAATCATTTGCTGATGACGAGTTGAACACTCACATTGGGAGTTGCAAAGCATACTTAACGAGTTGTGGGATTAATCCTTCTTATATAAATGATGAATCAAATCCCATGGTTAGCACAGTAATTATTATTTATGTGAAGACATTTTTTGGCTTTAAAAATGATGGGAGTGCAAAAGAACTACCGAAAACATTTGATATGTTGGTAGGACAAATTGCATTGACACAAGGAGTTTCAGAAAATGTATCCTAACTCACCCAATATATCACTAAAACTGCTAACCATGGATTTGGTTCAAAATTCAATTGGTTCTTCAACCTATCAACTGCAACACTCAAAAGAGGTAATTGGTATAAACTTTAGCATTACATCAAACGAATACTATGAAAGTAAACGATCAGATATTAGGATTGATATTGCCTTAAAGATTCAAAGCTTCTTATATGATGAAAGTAAATACGCAGATATTGCAGGAGACATCTATAAAATTGAACGAACGTATCAGATTGGACAGTTTATTGAACTCTATTTAAGTAAATCCAGGATCAGAAAGAGTGATATCATTGATTACGCTTGATGAACTTGGAGTTGCCATTTCAAATATGGTAGAAGAGTATGCTGAAGACATTATTGGAAAACTTGAAAAGCTACTAGATGAAACGGCACAGGAAATCGTGAAGTATATCAGTACTCATGCACCAAGAAGTGGTGGTTCAAAACCATTCGCTGACTCGTTTGTTGCTGAACCTCAAGGTAGTGGTGTCAACAAGACAATTGTGATCTTTTCTAATGAAAAAGGAAAGCTGACACACTTACTAGAGTTTGGTTTTACGCATCGAAGTGGGAAGTATGTAGGACCTAGACCATTCATGCGTCCAGCATATGATTTGCTTACACCGAAGATGCTAGAAGACATCAAATCGATTATTGAAAAAGGTGATAGTTAATGCAGGAAAAATTGGAAGCATTATATGATACTTTGAATTCCGTTTTACCTGGTAAGGTATCTTATGGAACCAGAGTAGGATTAGAAGACGATCCTAACTATATCATCTATCAAGAATTAAGTAATCGATCAATTGTATATGCAGATGATAGAGTAGTTGCAAAGGTAGCAACTTTTCAAGTCAGTTTAATCACTGAAAAGAAGAACTTAGGACTAGAAGAACAACTAGAAGCATCCCTTTATTTTATGGGATATGAATTTGAATTATTATCTGAATTTGTCAATGAAGACAGTTCAGTTAATAGAGTATATGAAATCAAACAGGAGGTTTTTTAAATGAGTAATAAAGTCACATTTGGTTTAACAAACGTACACTACGCACTTGCTACTCAAGCAGAAGATGGAAGTTGGACCTTTGCTACGCCTAAACGTTTAGAAGGTGCACAGGAAATTACAACGGAAGCCATCGGTGGAAGTACACAAGTGTATGCAGATGATAAGGTGATTGCAACATTAGTATCCAATTCAGGCTCTAACGTAACACTTAAATTTACGGAGATTGATGACGTGTTCAAAAAGGACATCTTTGGTGTTCTAGAAGATACAAATGGAAATCTAGTAGAAGTTGTAAATGGCGAAACAAAGACATTTGCTTTAGGCTATGAAATTCAAGGTGATATCAAAGCGAGACGAATTTGGTATTTCTTATGTACGGCTACTCCATCAGGAGATGCAAGTAAGTCGAAAGCTGATTCAATTGAGGCAAACTCAATCACGCTAAACATTACAGCAAGACCAATCGAATCCGGAGACAATCTTATTCTCAGAGTAATCGCGGGTGTGGGAGATGCAAACTATGCAGCATTCCTAACAACAGCACCAGCATTACCAACATTTATTTAAGGAGATAATCGAATATGGAAAAGACACTTAAACTTGGTGACAAGGATTATCGCCTTCATTCATCACTATTTACGATCATTGACTATCGTAATGTATTCTCAACAGAGTTATTTAGTGATATCAAGAAACTAGAAAAAACGAATATCAAAAAAGAAGATGATATATCGACTGTGATTGACACCATCTTCCGAATTATATATGTACTACATAGACCTTTCAGCAAACAATCCTATAATGACTTCTTGATGTCATTGGATTTTTCTGTACTAAGTAATCAGAGTGAACTGGAAAATCTGACGAATACGATAGGTGAAATGCTGGGTACGTTTCAAAAAGGATCCACACCCAAACTACCCACAAAGAAATGATGATGTAAACATAACAGCGAACATCATATTCAACCTTGCTCATTTAGGAATCTCTATTGAAGATACAAAGAACTTTGACATAAATACCTATTTTGAGATTGTTGAACTTGAAATGAATGTTATTACAGGGAAACAGTCATCAAAAAGAGCAACGCAAAGAGATATAGATAAATTCCTGTTATAGGAGGTGAATATTAATGGCAGAAACTGTTAAAGGACTAAATATCAAACTAACTCTTGATGGTAAAGATTTAGAAAATGAATTAAACGGAATCAAGAAAGAACTCAAGGAACAGAATAAAGACTTAAGAGCGATTAATACCAACCTTCGATACGATAGTAGCAATCTTGATTTATGGAAGCAAAAGCAAACCAAACTAAATGATATCTTGGTTCAAACCAAGAAGAAACTTGAAACTCAAAACCAGGAACTTGATCGCGCGAAAAAAGCTGTTCAAGTCGGTGATATGAGTCAAGAAGAGTTTAATAAGCTCAAACGAAACGTCCAGTACACCGAAGCAGAAATTGCTAAGATGAATGGACAGTTGGAAAAAACATCAGATAAAATCAAACAGCTAAGTAATGCTAATTTTGAAAAGATTGGTAAACTTGGTTCGACATTAACGAAAAGTGTGACGGTACCTATTTTGGGTGCCGTTTCTGCTTTAACAGCCTTCTCAGTGAAGGCAGCATATACTGCTGATGAAATTGGAGACACAGCTGAGAAGATTGGGTTATCTGCTGAAGCCTTTCAAGAGTGGAATCATACTGCGACCATTTTAGGTGTCTCAACTGAAAGAATGGAACGTGCGTTTGTTAAGGTAAATGGTATTCTTGGTGAAATTGCAACAGGTAATGGCGATAAGTATGCTGAAAGTTTAGCACTTATAGGATTATCACTTGATGATTTAGAAGGAAAAAATACAGATGAAGCATTCAATCTAATTCGAGATGCTTTAAGTGAAGTAGAAGATGAAGCTGTACGACTTGGTGTAGCTAATGATTTACTAAGTGAAAGAGTTGCAGCTGATATCATTCCGGTGTTAACTCAAGAAGCATCTACAATAAATGATTTAAGAAATGAAGCTAGAGAACTTGGTATTGTTACAAATGAACAAGCAGCTCAAGCGGGTGAGTTTACCGATGCACTAGATCGCACAAAACAAGCTGTATCAAGTTTAGGTATTGATCTAGCAAGTACACTGTTACCAGTTATCCAGGAACTGATCATCAAAGTCAGAGACAATGTAATTCCTACATTGAAAGACTGGATTGATAAATGGAATAATATGGATTCAGGTACAAAAAAAATTATTGCTACTTTGACTGGACTCGTAGCTGCAATAGGACCAGTGTTATCTGTTGTAGGTAAAGTAGGACCGCTCTTAAATGCTGGATCGATGGCACTTAAAGCAGTAGGAACATCAGGTATATTTGCTGGAGTAGGAATCAATGCTGCTACTTTAGGTATTGGTGCTCTCATTGCAATATTAGCATTAGCCTTGTTCCAAAGTGAAGAGTTCAAAGCATTATTAGGAAGACTTATGGAAACATTCATGCAGTTACTTCCACCTATTTTAGCGATTGTTGATAGTTTGATGACGGCTCTTCAACCTATCCTAGATGTGATTATTGATTTAGTTGTTATGTTAGTTGATCTATTAGTTCCAATTCTAGATGTTATCCTTACGCCACTCATCACACAAATTCAAATGTTTGCTGAGATACTAGGATTATTAGCACCACTGATTACCGTTGTAGGTGAAGTGTTGAATGCAATACTAGTTCCAGCGATTAATGTACTCAAGACAGTACTTGAACCAGTACTTAATGTTGTTCAGAAGATTGTTGAATTTATCCAGAAAATATTCGAGTGGATTGGAGATCTACCTTCAAAGATTGGTGATTTTGGTGGTAAAGTAAAAGATACATTTTCAAACGTGACTGAAGGCATCTCGAACATTGCGAATAAAGTAACGGATGGGATTAGTGACTTTGCTTCAAATGCAGCAGATAAAGTCAGTGGATTTTTTGGAGGTATTGGAGATTTCTTTTCTGATACATTTAACTTAAAAGGATCGAGTACAGTTAACAATTCAAACTCTAGTTCATCAACAAGCAATACAAACAATATCACTATAAATACAACATCACCAACCTTTGATGTGGATTCCATCAATAAGGCATTAGGAGGTAGTGTGATATGATCAGACAATTTTATCTAGAAAACGAGTATGGCGATATATATTATTTCAATCATAAGAATCAGACTCTAATTGCTCAAGTGAGTGGTCTTGGTTTTTCTTTGGATATGAAGTATTTAGAATATAGTCGTTTTTATTCTCGATCAGAATATAACATTCCTTTGTCAGAGATTTCTGAAACATTAATCTTTCTAAAGGGATATCAGGGATATAAGTCCTTCGTGGATTTTATTAGTAAAAGCAATAAAGAATATAAACTGCATTATCAAAACGATGCATTCAGCGCGTACTGTTATGTTGATATTGCTAGTTTATCGAAAGCTGAGTTAATCGCAGGTACAATTCAAAGCAACATCGTGTTTAAAAAATTGTCACTTTGGTTAAAAGAAAAATCATATGAAATTATCGCAAATGGATCTTCAAGTGGTAAGGTTTATCCATATTCTTATCCATATTACTATTCAAGTTCATATGAAGGTAAGGTATTTATTAGAAATGAAGGGTTAAATGATGCACCAACTGTCATAGAAATGATAGGAAGTGTTATTGATCCAGAAGTGCTAATCAAGAAGAATGGAGAAGTGGTATCTGTATTACGTTTATATTTAACTGCAGAAGATATAACTATTACCGTCAACTCTATTCCAAGTAAACAAGAAATGGTGATGGATGAATCAGGTGTTGTTACTGACATTTATGGATTGCAGGACTTTGAAGAAGACAACTTTATTTTCCTAGAACATGGAGATTATGAAATTGAATTCAAACCAGGCGTAGCTACAGAATCGATTTGCAGGGTGACAGTCCTAGAAGGCTATTTAGGCATATAGGATATGAAACTACTATTTCTTGATCGTAGCACTTTGCAGTACAAGGACAATGCATACGTCAGTAATCAGTTTGAACTCGTTCTTGATATGGTGCTCATAAAGAGATCAACATTCAAAGTAAACAAGACCAACATTAACTGCACCATTGGTGATATTGTTGTTCTTAAGAATGATGTCTATTCATATATAGGAATCTTAGAAAGCATCGAGCTAAATGATGATTACACAACGAACATAAAGTCTCTCGATTTCAGGGAGATTTTTAATTTAGATATACCTGCTATAAGTTTTACTGGTGACCTTGCTGATTACCTTTATCAAATTATCACTGACTATTTCAAGAACAATTCAGATCAAAAACAGAACCTGCCCTATTTGACTGTAATTAGAGAAACAAGCATATCAGGAAGTCTTAGCTTTGAAACAGATAACATCATCAATATGTCAAAAATATTTGAACTTGTTTCAAAAGGATATGGTATCAGCTTTAGAACCGATGTTACTTATTTAAGAGGTCGCATTACAGGTATCATATTTAGGATTGTTAGTGTGAATCAAGGTATGGTAATCAAGAGTGATTTTTCATCTATCTTGAATGTAGAAACCAATGATTCCACCAGCCAACTTGTGAATAAGGTCGTCTATTATCCAAGAAGTGATAATCAGATCTATCAAACAATCAAGACATTCTATTTGCTTACAACTGGAGAAATCACGGAAGATGGGACATCAGATGATAGATATACAAGTGTTATGGCCAAGAGTTATATTTATACGGATAACGATTATGAAACACTAGAAACTAAAGCAAAAAGTGAAATGGTAACATCCAAACTAGATCACAATATAACATTTACAATTGACATGAAAAACAAGGTGTTTGTTCCATTTGAGAATATCTATCTTGGTGATTATGTCTCTTTTATTCATAAAGAGAAAACATATGAATCAGTGATAACAGGCATCACATTCAAAGATTCATTTAACTATGCAGCGATTACATTAGGAGAGTATCGAGTGAAGCTAACAGAAAAAATACAGCTACTTAGTAAAAATACAAGTAGTGGGCAGGCAAGCAATATTACAATTACCAATACAGACATCGATGGAGGTGAGTTCTGATGGGATTACAAAAAATCACTTTTGAAGGTGGTAATGTCACATCAAAGATCGATTCCGATTTATATCATTTTCTATTTTCAAGTGATGTAGGAATCTTAAAAGGATTAAAAAATGAATGCGGTTATACGTTAGCCAATAATACCATTACATTCAGCGATGGTTACGTTTCGGTTTATGGAAGAATCATCTATGTTGAAAATCAGACAACGATTGGTGTAACACCAGATTCAAGTAAGTATGGATATGTTGTTTTAGGAGTAAATACGTCTGATAACACAGTCATCTTATATTTGAAAGAGCAGACCGGTAGCTATCCATCTTTAATAGTTACTAATCTTCTGACAACTGATGGACTTTATGAACTGGCATTGTGTGCTTATACGAAAACAACGACATCAGTAACACTGACAAGTTATTCTAGAAAGTTGATAACTAACGATAAAACCAGAGTGGATGATTTAGATGATGAAATATTAAGCAAATATCTGCCAAAGCGAAGAACATTAACGCAAGTAACTGCTGGTAAATATCGTTTTTCTGGTACTAGTTCAGTTGAACTTAGAGATTCAATCATCTATGTGACTATCAACAATCATACAGTCGTGACTTTCCCAGGAGAGCAAATGTTTTTGTTTGTTGGATCTAACACATCCGTATCTTATCGATATGCTTCAGGAGATTACTCATTAAGTGTTGTATATGAAGATGGCATCGTCACATTAACAACTGGTAACACAACACACAACATCACAAGTGTGTTTACAAAAAAATAGGAGGAATTTAAATGGCTACAATTCAAATAAAAAGAAGAACCACAGCAGGAACAGGACCACTTACAGGGACAACTGGAACTGTTAAAGCTGGAGAACCACAAGTTGATTTTAATGGTGAACATTTATACATTGCAAAAGCAGATAAAGTGGCGAGTGTTTCTGTACCGCTTGCTGAATCAGATTACTTGAAAATACCTGGTGTAGATAAAGTTGACGATCAGATTGATACAAAGATTACTGCATTAAATTTAGGAACTGCAGCAACAAAGAATACAGGAACTGGCAGTGGAAACATTCCAATTCTTAATTCAAGTGGGAAATTAGCAGATAGTGTTGTTCCTAAGATTGCGATGACAAACACATATGTTGTTGCAAGCCAGACAGCTATGCTTGCTTTATCCAACGCACAGGAGGGTGACGTTGCCGTTAGAACCGACTTAAATAAATCTTTTATCTTAAAGGCATCACCTTATTCAACGCTTGCTAACTGGCAAGAACTTTTAACACCAACTGATGCTGTAACCAGTGTTAATGGCTCAACTGGTGCTGTAACGATTTCACTTGCTGGACTTGGTGGTGTTGCATTAACTACATACAATACTCACGTTGCATCTAACCTTCATTTAACATCTGACCAAAGAACAATACTTAATAATGTAAAAGATGTTCAGATTTTTGATACCGATGGTATAAGTTTGGCATCATCAGCAACAGACTATGCAAATTCAGTAATTGTTGATGGATTAATATATTACCCAATCGTCGACTCAAACTATACACCGACTAGAATTACGTATAAGTTGGGTATTGATGAAACCAAAGTTCTACAACCATCCTCAATTATTGATGGTGGTACATATTAATGGCTATTATTAGAGTCAAACGTGGTACTACAACTCCAACAACATCTAACCTATCATACTTAGGTGAGCTTGCGTTTGACTATTCAAACGAGACATTATACGCAAGAGGAATATCATCTGTAGTAAAAATAGGTGGTGCTTTAGAACAAGTATATTTTTATCAAGGATACTCCTATTATCATAGTTTGACATATCCATTTGATCCGGATTACATTTATAAAGTTCATGTGATTGCATCAACTCAAGGGACTTCAACAGACTCATCTGATACGTATATTTACTATCGAACATCTAGTAACTCAAGTTTATATGGGGCATATATCAATCATCACTTAAATACCGAAGATACTGTTCATGATAAAAGATCTAGTACAAATACAACAGCGAAATACATTGAGGATAGTTATGCAACCGGACCGACAATTACGAGTGGAATTACAAAGGTCATAGATTTTGAGATTTCACCGACATTTAAAGCGAACTATGTAGATACACAAGTCTGGGTAGCATATGGAAAAAGTATGACGACACTTTCTGGACAAGGTAATGGATCTATTAAGATGGTTGATTTTGTTCATACTGCTTATGGAGACTTAGGCGCTTTGTATATCAATCCAGGTATGTCTGTTGGCTCACCTGATAGTATTTCAGTAACAATTTATAGAATGAAAAGAAAGTAGGAGTCATTATGGCAATTATTAAAGAACTAAAAACGAAGTTTGGAGTTGGTGCATCATATCATCGAATTACAGCATTCAATATCAGTTACTCCAATAAAAAAATCACCATTTGCGTGGCTTCATACTTAACAAAAGAAGCACGAGCGGGTAAGAGTGAGCCAATAGAAGAAGTTGATATATCAATTCCAATCGCTGATTTTAAGTTATTTTTAGGAGTGAATCCGATTGAAGCAGGATATGGTTGGCTCAAACAAAATGTCATTGGATTTGAAGATGCGGTCGATGATTATGATGTCGTTGAACCACCTATTCCAGAAATACCAGAGGAGGTTGAACCTAATGAATGAGTTATATCGAATAGTTGAAGGAGTGTTTCCAAATACGGAGATACTC